TATACTCTGGATGTTAATAGCATTTGAAACGGCTGTTATTATCTTATTTGTAACTGATGTATTATAGGAGGATAAGATGGATAGAAAAGTAACATTATGGGAATTAGACAAGGATACAAACAAGGTGAAGAAATACGTGTTGAAGGACAATCAATTTGTAGATACCCAGACAAACCTATTGCTGTTTGCAAGTGAAAGGGTAGCAGATGCCTATAACAATTTCCTAATAGAAAACAAGGATCGAGGCAAGAGGAGTGCTAAGTATACCACCATGTTAGCTGATTAAATACTAATAAAGACCCATTGCTGTACTTAGGTTATCAATGGGTTTTTTTATGCGTGTTATAATCTGGTAGTTAATTCGTAAACCTTTGTATTTATTAGGATCTATCTGGATGGAATGATACGCCCCAATGCTGATAAACCTTTGCTTTACATAAGTTTAAACTAGATAGAATTTGTCAGGCTCTAAATTCACGCATGTGTGTGATGCTATGTTATAAAAAGAAGTGTAAACTAGATATAATATAAGATCTGGCTAGTTGGTCGTTTAATAATTCGTCTAAGATAAATATTTCGGTATACGCCACGCATGGGTCATGGGGGGTACCCACGTATGCGTATGCAATCCCAATAATAAATTTGGTAAAATGGAGGTTTAAACCAGTGGGAGACCGTTGCTGTACCTAAGTAAGACCCGTTGCTGTCTACAAGTAGTACCTATATATACACCCCCCAAAGGCTTACCTTTTATTATACACCCCATATGAACATCTGTCAAGTAAAAAATAAAAATACATAAAGTGCTTGACAACTATGCTATACAGCTGTATAATAATATAGTAAAGGCATAAACTTCGTTCAGGTCTCGCCAAGTAACACAGTAATGAACAGAGGGGACAGCAACTGTTTATGCTTCTTTCCAACTTAGCACAACAGCAGATATGAATCAAGGATTACTAAAAGAGAAATCCAGAGAGTTAACCAAGAAACAGCAATCGTTTTTAACAGAGTTGTTCAGGTGTGGTGGAAACATCAACGTAGCATTAGAGAAGGCTGAATATAAGCCGTCATCTAGACAGCACGTATTACAGTCTCTCAAGGATGAAATAATTGAACAGGCAAAGGTAGAGCTTGCAGCACACTCAGTTACAGCAATCAATCGTGTAGTTGAAGGTATGAATGATGTAGGCGAACACCCTAGAGCAGAATTAAGATTGAAGGCTGCACAGACACTTCTTGATAGAGTGGGTATGGGTAAGCAAGAAAAGATTGATGTAGAAGGTAAGTTACTTCATGGCGTGGTGTTGATGCCTGCCAAGAAAGAAATGCCAATAGTAAATGTGGAGGACTGATGGCTGACATCACTAGAAAACAAATAACAGACTATATGGGAACATTAGACACTGGTACAGCCGATGGCAAAGTTGTAATGAACCAATTAAAAAAAGCAATTTCTATGAATGAATCTTCTGATACTCCTTTCAGTGATAGTATCAATAGTAAATTGTTAAATTTTATTACACGTCAATCATTACAACAACAACAACAACAAAAACGAAATCAAGACGCTTTTGAAAACGAAAGAAAACAAAAAAAACGAACAGGCGGAAAAGTATACAGCAACATGCAATCACGGAAGGTAAGGATTTAAGATGGCCAAATTTAAATTAATGAATATAGAAATGACACCAGAACTTGTGCAACATTTAAAAGATAGTAAAGCTGTTATGGGGAACGACCCTAATAATATGCCCGAAAGAACTGTAAGATTAATAAGAGATTTTATAAAAGATAGAAGTGCTACAGGTAGAAGAACTGAAAAAAAACTGGGCGGAAAAGTAATAAAAAAGAAAAAAATAACTAGCTACAACTATTAACAAAGGAATTAAACATGTGGAATAAACCAATAATTACAGAAATACAAGTCGGACTAGAAATCAATTGCTACGCTTGTGCAGGGCTGTAGTACAGTAGCCTGTTTAGTATTAGATTTTGTAACTAAAAAATACTACACAATTAGTGAACTGGAGAGAATACAAAAAGAAAGAAGAGATAAAAAAAACAGCAACCGTTTAACTCGAAAGAGTCGGAAGTAGGAAATACCGAAGAAACGCACTAACTTTAATTAGGAGGTGTGTTATGAATAGACAATTTTTATACTGTCTACTAAAAGAAAAACAAAATAAGAAGAGAGATGAGATAATAAAATTAATATGTGGGTAATTACATTTAAGTATATGAGGGAGGAGATAAAAAGATGGTTGATCCAGTTTCAGCACTGGCTACAGCAACAGCAGCCTTTAAACTTATTAAAAAAGGCTTTTCGGTGGGTAAGGATATTGAGAGTATGTATGGAGATGTTGGTCGTTGGATGGGTGCTTGCAGCGATATTGGACAAGCTGAAAAGATGTCGCAGAAGCCTCCGTTATTTAAAAAGATATTTGCTGGTGCGTCTATTGAAGAGGAAGCGTTAAATGCTTTCGCAGCTAAGAAAAAGGCTCAATCGATGGAGGCTGAACTTAGGACGTTCATTAACTATGCACATGGGCCGAATGCATGGGATGAACTTTTGCAAATGCAAGGAAAAATCAGAAAGCAAAGAAAAGAAATGATTTATAAGCAGCAAGAAAAACAAAGAAAGATTTTTGAGATAAGTTCCCTAGCAGTAGTAAGCATGTTAGTAATAGCAGCTATGGTTTGGGTAGCTTCGGCTATAGCAAGTAAAGCAAGGGCACACGATTTGTGTGAGGAGTTTAAAACCGGCTATACTATCTGTTTAAATGAAGGATACGATCAGGCACACGCTAGTATGTTTAAACATAGGTTTCCTAAACATGAGAGATACATCAGTTGTAAACTTGCAGAGTATAAACCTATGAAAAATAATAAAAACGAAATAGTAGGTCTACATTGTAGATATAGATATCCAAACAAGGACAGTTTCACATTTTCTACTTACAACAAGAACTGTCCTGAACAATTAACCTGTACTGTAAGTAACTAATAAAGGAAGTAACATGTCAACACTAAAAATACCAAAAGATAAAAGAAACAATGCCGAAAGGTATAAGCCTAAGAATAAAGCCGGTTCTGGTAGAACTATTTCTGACAAGGATAAAGCTATTATGGGAAGAGCAAAAGGTAGAACTATTTCTGACAGGGATATTGCGTTAATTGCAAATGCTTTTCGTGAATCTGTTAATAGTGAAGCACTATCTGCTATAATGGGTAAAGCAATGAGGGACAGGCCTAAAACAAATAAATCGCCAGTAAAAAGTAGAATGATGAACAAGGATGGTTCAGATCCACTTATGAAGAAAAAAGCATACGGTGGTATGGCTAAGAAAAAGATGAAAGCGGGTGGTAAATTAGTAGGAGGCCAATCAAAGCTAGATAAAAATAAAAACGGTAAGATAGACGGTGAAGATTTTAAAATGATGAAGAATAAAAAAGCATACGGTGGTATGGCTAAAAAAAAGAAGATGATGGGTGGCGGTATGATGATGAAGAAGAAAATGATGAGCGGAGGAAAGGCTCATATGAAAAAGAAGAAGTAATTGAAAAGAACAACATCAACCATACCATTTGGATACGAACTATCAGAGGATGGAAAAGAATACATCCCGATAGAGAAGGAACTGGAATTACTAAACACAGCTTTTGATTATGTAAGAAACTGTGGAGCAGCAAAGGCAGCTAGATGGCTGTCAACAGCATCGGGTAGGAAAATATCAAACCCGGGTCTGACTAAGAGAATGAAACTAGGGGTACATTTAGATAAGAATGACTGAAGAACTGAACAAACCAAAAAGAGGTAGGCCTCCTAAGAAAGAAGGAGAGGCTAAGACGAGCTACACTTGGTCGAGAAAAATGAAAGCTAGACTTGCAACTCAAAGACAGCTTTCAGAGAAGAAAAGAAAAGCAGAGAAGCTAACGGAACAAGCGAAGAGAGCTAGAAGATCTGTTACCTTAGCAAAAGAATCTGCTGTCAAAGTGGACAATGCTCTAAAGGGACGATCTAAGTCTGTCGTTACTAGCGAAGACTTAAAAAGGGTGCCTCGAGCTGTAAGGGAGCATTTACAGCACCATGATGTAGTGTTCAAGGCCAACGAAGGCCCACAGACTACATTCTTAGAGTCACCCGAAAGAGACGTTCTTTATGGAGGAGCTGCAGGAGGTGGTAAATCATATGCATTATTAGCGGATGTACTCAGAGACGCATCGAACTCTAACCACAGAGGCTTGTTGTTAAGAAGAACACTAGCCGAATTAACAGAATTGATAGACAAAAGTAAGCAACTCTATCCAAAAGCATTCCCCGGAGCTGTATTCAAGGAGGCTAAGTCCACTTGGGAGTTCCCTTCAGGGGCTAGGATATGGTTTTCTTACGTAGATGACGATAGGGATGTTACTAGATACCAAGGACAAGCGTTCAATTGGATAGGAATAGACGAAATAACTAACTACCCTACACCATACGTGTGGAATTACCTACGTTCTAGACTTAGAACTACTGATCCACAACTAGGAATGTACATGAGATGTACTGCAAACCCGGGAGGAGTAGGTGGATGGTGGGTCAAGAAGATGTATTTAGACCCTAATCCACCAGATGACCCGTTTTGGGCTAAGGATTTTGATACTGGTAAGACTTTGAAGTACCCTGTTAACCATAATAAAGCAGGAGACCCTTTATTCTTACGTAAATTTGTACCTGCAAGGCTAACAGACAACCCTTACTTGTTCGAAGACGGTCAATATGAGGCGATGTTGATGTCTCTACCAGAAATAGAGAGAAAAAGACTACTAGAAGGTGATTGGGACGTAGCAGACGGCTCTGCCTTCACTGAATTTAGCCGTGCAACACATGTTGTAGAGCCTTTTGAGGTTCCTATAGGCTGGTCGAGGATAAGATCAGGCGATTATGGGTATGCTTCACCATCTTGTATCCTCTGGGGTGCAATAGATTGGGATAATAACATCTGGATCTATAGAGAACTGTATGTAAAGGGCTACACAGGAGAAAGATTAGGAGATATGATTGTAGAGATGGAAAGAGACGATCCCCCTATGCAATTAACTACATTAGACTCATCCTGTTGGAATAAAACAGGTTTAGGGCCTTCAATAGCAGAAACTATGATAAAGAGAGGAGCTAGGTGGATACCTGCAGACAGACACAGAATAGCCGGAAAGATAGAAGTGCACAGGAGATTAGCTTGCGATGACAGAGGTAATCCTAGGGTTCGCTTTTTTTCTACGTGCAACAATACAATCAGGACTCTACCTACACTACCCATATCTAAAACCAATCCTGAAGATGTGGATACGAAGGCTGAAGACCATGCGTATGATGCATTGAGGTATATGGTAATGAGTAGGACTCTAATGAACGTGCATACTCCACATAGGATGATGAAGCAGACGCAGCAATATGAACCACAAGATCAGGTATTTGGGTATTAATTATGGCAACGGGTAAAACAAAAATAAGAGACGTAATTCTTGAAGCAATAGCTACCAGAGGCGTACTTGCTGAAGGAGAAGAAAAAGTAAATTTAAATAGTAAAACTATTAATAGTGCTATAAAAAAACTTATAGAAAATAGTCCAAAAGTATTAAAAAGTGAAGGTGCTGATCCGTGGAAGTCTGGTGCTATTAATGCCTTCAGTTCATATCTTAATAACTGGGAAAATTTAAAACTACCTGATAAAACGTCTGTATTAGATATGCCAATTGAAGAATTTAAAAAACCATCTAATTTAGAGTATGTAGCTAAAAAAATAAAAGAACAAAAATTTAGTTATGGAACTGGTTTAGAAACTGTATTTGATCAAATTACAAAATATTCAGGGTATGATACAAACGAAAGATACTTTACAGAATTTTTTGGTACTAGAACAGGTAGGAAAGTAAAAAGACAAACAGGTACAGGTACTGGAAGAGGTAGGAAAGTAGTAGATCTTCCTAATGATATATATGCTACTTTAAGAGAAATAGAAAAAGGCATTAATAATCCTTTGAGTAGAATAACTGCTCAGTATATGAATTTAACAGGACATAGAGCACAGGAAACTAAAGGTTTAAAAATAGAAAACTTTTTAAAGTCTGAAGGTACGGTGGGAGAAGGCTCTACATACGGAACTAAATATAATTTACATGCTTCTGGTTGGGAATTAAAACAAGGATATAAAGCAGTAAATTTTACTGTTTTAGGTAAAACATTAATTTACAATGCTTTGAAAATAGCAGAACAAGAAGGCAGAACTTCCGGTCTTTTATTTCCTTCTGCAGATGCTGTAGATAATATAGTTACAGATGGTTTAAAAGCCAAATATGGAGCAGGGTCTATAGAAACTTATG